GTCAAATTTTTACGTGCGGGAGTTTCGGGGGAGGGGGGGGGTAGGCCACCCCAGTCGAGACGTCTGCACTGCTGAACACTGAACCGCCTCTGGGCGGTTTTCTTTTGGAGCTACGCCATGGGAACACGAGGACCGCAGCCGCTGCCGGCCAACGTGCATCTCCTGCGCGGGAACCCGTCCAAAAAATCCGCGGAGGATCTGCTCGGCGACTTCAATCCCGAGATCGAGATCCCGAGCTGCCCGGCCTGGTGCTGGAAGGAAGCCAAGAAGGAGTGGAAGCGGATCACGCCGGAGCTGGAGCGCTACGGCCTGATCTCGAAGGTCGATCGCGCCGCGCTGACGCTGTACTGCCAGGCGTGGGCCGAGTTCGTATTCCACAAGCAGCGACTGAGCGCCGACATGGCGCGCGCCGAGGCGCAGCGTGCCGAGATGGAAGCCAAGGGTGAGATATACAAGGGCGGTGACGGCATCTCCGTGGCCACGCCGAACGGCGGCTTCACCTATTCGCATCACTGGGTCTGCGCGCGGCGCGCTGAAGACCAGGTTAATAAGTTTCTCGCCGCGTTCGGCATGTCGCCCAGCGCGCGTGGCCGAGTGCGCACCAGCGACAACCGTCAGCGGACTCTGTTCGAACAACCAGGAACGGAAGCATGGAACCTGTAGTCCTGTCCTTTGCCGACCGCGCCACGCTGTACGCGCGCGCCGTCGTGGCCGGCGACGTGCCGGCCTGCAAATGGCACCGGCTTGCCTGCGCGCGCCACCTCAAGGATCTGGATCGCATCGGCAGCGAGGGCTTCCCCTATGTCTTCAACCCCGAGCTGACCGACGTCGACGGCGTCACCTATCAGCCGGCCGAGCGCGTTTGCAAGTTCGCGCAGCTGATGCCGCACATCAAGGGCGACTGGGCCGGCCGCGGCGAGCTGATCAAGCTCGAGGAGTGGGAAGTCTTTATCCTGGCCAGCGTCTTCGGCTGGGTGCATACCGTCACCGGCAAGCGCCGCTTCCGCGTGGCCGACCTGATCGTGCCGCGCAAGAATTCCAAGAGCACGCTGGCTGCGATCATCGGCAACTTCATGCTCGCCGTCGACGGTGAGTTTGGCGCCGAGGTGTATTCCGGCGCCACCTCGCAAGACCAGGCGATGGAAGTCTTCCGCCCGGCCCGCCTTATGGCGCTGGCCACCCCGATCTACCGGCAGAAGTTCGGCGTGGTCGCCAACGTCAGCAACCTGGCGGTGATCGAGAAAAATGCCAAGTTCGAGCCCGTGATCGGCAAGCCCGGCGATGGCGCCAGCCCGTCCTGCGCCATCGTCGACGAGTACCACGAGCACAAGACCAGCGAGCTGTACGACACCATGCAGACTGGGATGGGCGCTCGATCGCAGCCTCTGATGTTGGCTATCACCACCGCCGGCAGTGACATCAGCGGCCCCTGCTACCAGCACCAGGCCGAGCTGCAGAAGATCCTCGAAGGCACGCTGGAAAACGACCAGCGCTTCGGCATCATCTTCGGCATCGACGAGGGCGACGACTGGACCAGCGAAGCCGCGCTGATCAAGGCCAACCCGAATTACGGCATCAGCGTCGATGCCGAATTCCTCAAGGCGCAGCAGCGCGACGCCCTGGCGGATCCGCGCAAGCAGAACACCTTCAAGACCAAGCACCTCAACGTCTGGGTCGCCGCCGCCTCGCCCTGGCTCAACCTCTACCACCTGCAGCAGGCCGGCGACGCCACACTCACCCTCGAACAATTCAAGGGCGAAGAGTGCGTCGTCGGCCTCGACCTGGCCAGCAAGCAGGACATCGCCACCGCCGTGTGGGAATTCAAGCGGCGTATCGATGGCGAGGATCATTACTACGTCGTCACCCGCAACTACGCCCCGCAGGCCGCGATCGACAAGGAAGAAAACGCGCACTACCGCGGCTGGGTGCATACCGGCCACCTGATCGCCACGCCCGGCAACATGATCGACCTGGAGCAGATCCAGGAAGAGATCATCACCAGCGCCGAGACCGTGCTGATCCGCGAGATCGCGAAGGATCCATGGGGCGGCCAGCAGATGGGCGCCAACCTGGCCAAGGAAGGCTTCGAAGTCGTCGATATTCCGCAGCAGGTGCGCTACCTCAGCGACCCGATGAAGGACATCCAGGCCCTCGTCGATGCCGGCCGCTACCACCATGACGACAACCCCTGCACCGTCTGGCAGTTCAGCAACGTCGAGGTCATGCCGGACCGCAACGAAAACATCTTCCCGCGCAAGCTGCGCGCCGCGAACAAGATCGACGCCGCGGTGGCCGCGATCGATGCGCATGGGCGGTCCATGGTGATTGAACCCGAATCGTCCGGTCTCGGGATGGAGGTCTGGTGAAGCTATTCGGATTCACATTCGGCGGCAGCGAGAAAAAGAGCATCAGCCGCGCTGACATCCTCGGTGCCCTGGCCGGCCTGCAGGGCGGGTCGAAGTCCGGCGTCAATGTCACCTGGCAGACCGCGATGCAGGTCGGCGCCGCCTTTGCCTGCGCCCGGGTCATCGCTGAAGGTCTGGCGCAAGTGCCGTTCAAGCTGTTCCGCGAAAAAGCCGGCGGCGGGCGCGAGCCGGCGCGGGATCATGGGCTCTACAAGCTGTTTTCTCGCAAGCCGAACGAATGGCAGACCGGCTTTGAGTTTCGCGAAATGCTGGCGCTGCACCTGGTGTTCTGCAACAACGGCTATGTCTGGATCAATCGCAGTGCCGGCAAGGTGCTTGAGCTGCTGCCCTACCAGCCGCAGCAGGTGACGGTCAAGCGCGACGGCTGGGCGGTCCGGTACTGGATCACCACCAGCACCGGCGAGCAAATCGAGATCCCGGCCGGCGACATGTGGCACCTGCGCGGCCCCAGCTGGGACGGCGTGGTCGGGCTCGATGCCGTCAAGCTGGCGCGCGAAGCGATCGGCCTGGCGCTGGCCACCGAAGAGCACAGCGCGCGCATGTTCAGCAACGGCGCCATCGTCGGCGGCACGCTCTCCACCGAGAAGGATTTGAAAGAAGACCAGGTCAAGCTGCTGCGCAAGACCTGGGAAGAAACGCAGGGCGGCGTCGCCAACGCCTTCAAGACCGCGATCATGTGGGGCGGCCTCAAGTGGACGCCGCGCGGCATGATGAATGACAGCGCGCAGCTCATCGAATCGCGCCGCTTTCAGGTCGAAGAGGTTTGCCGGCACTTCCGCGTCATGCCGATCATGGTCGGCTACAGCGACAAGACCGCTACCTACGCCAGCGCCGAGCAGATGTTCCTGGCGCACGTTGTGCACACGCTTGGACCTTGGTATGCGCGGGTCGAACAGTCGGCCGAAGCCGCACTGCTTACCGAAAAAGAGCTGGATGCCGGCTACTACTTCAAATTCATCGCCGCCGGTCTCATGCGCGGCGCGCACGCCGACCGCGCCGCCTACTACAGCAAGGCGCTCGGCGCCGGCGGCTCGCCGGCCTGGATGACGCAGGACGAAGTGCGCGAGCTTGATGAATTGAACCCCATGGGCGGCGCGGCTGGAAAGTTGCCCATCGCCACCAACGTCGGCAGCAGCACGCCGGCCGCCACCGACCTATCCGCAGGAGCCTGATCATGGACCGTCTGCAGCATGTGCTTTGTCGCTTCAACGACATCAAGCTCGCTCCGCCCGAAACCAGCACCATGAGCTTCGAAGGCTACGGCGCTGTCTTCGGCAACATCGATGCCTACGGCGACGTCATCGAGCCGGGCGCTTTCGCCGCCTACCTGTCCGACGCGCAGAACGAAAAACAGGCCTGGCCCTCGATGCTGCTGCAGCATGGCGGCTGGGGCATGACCGCCGAAGACATGATGCCCGCCGGCGTGTGGACCGATCTGGGCGAAGACGGCAAAGGCCTCAAGTCCGCCGGCACGCTGGCCGACATCGAAAAGTCGCGCGACGCCTATACGTTGATGAAAATGAAGCCGCGGCCCGCCATCGATGGCCTCTCGATCGGCTACTACGCCCGCGAATGGGCCGAGCGCAGCAAGCCCGAAGAGCCGCGCCGAACCCTCAAGCGTATCGACCTGGTTGAAATCAGCCTGGTCACCTTTCCCGCCAATGGCAAGGCCCGCGTGTCCGGGGTCAAGTCGATTGGCGAAACCGAACGCGAAATCGAAAGCTGGCTCCAGCGGGATGTTGGACTCAGCCGTCGGGAAGCGCGTATCGCCATCAACCAGGGATTCAAGGCACTGATCGGCAAGCAGGACGCTGCCGGCGAGCTGGGAGAACTGGCCGAAATGATCCGCCGCAACACCCAAACCCTCATCCCTTCATAAGGAGCTTCACATGAAACTCGCACATTCCCATCGTCTGATGTTGGTCGCGGTGCTCGCCGTGGCTGCCATCGCCATGCTCGCGGGCCATCCGCTCATCTCGCCGGAAGCGCTGGCCGGCGTCAGCCTGCTCGCCGTCGGCGACACCGACTTCGGCGAACTCGCCAAGCTGCTGAAGCAGCAAGGCGAAGTCTTCGAGCAGTTCAAGTCGGCCAACGATGCCCGCCTCGAAGCCATCGAGAAAAAGGGCTTCGCCCCCGAAGACCTGATCGCCAAGGTCGCCAAGACCAATGAAGACCTCACCGCCCTCGGCAAGCAGCTCGACGAAGTCGCCAAGAAGGCCAACCGCCCCGCGGCCGGTGGCGAAGAAAAGGGCCTTACGCCCGAGCAGCTGGAGCACAAGGCCGCCTTCAAGCGCTTCGTGCGCACCGGCGACGACACCGGGCTGGGCGCCCTGCAGCGCAAGGCCATGAACAGCGGCACCGATCAGGACGGCGGCTACCTGGTGCTGCCCGAAATGGACATGGTCATCGATCGCGTGGCACCGACGGTTAGCGCCATGTACCGCCTGGCCACCATCAAAACCATCAGTTCGGGGCAATGGCAGAAGCGCGTCAAGACGTCCGGCATGACCATGCGCCGCGTTGACGAAGGCGAAGGCGGCGGCGAAACCACCGAGCCGAAGTTCGCCCTGCTCAAGATCAACGTGTTCACCGGCGAGGTCGAGCCCTGGGTCACCAACGAGGAACTGGAAGACGCCGACATCAACCTCGAAACCGATCTGGCCGACGAGGCGGCCATCGGCTTTGCCGAAGGCGCGGGTGCCGAGTTCATCACCGGCAACGGTGTCGGCAAGGCGCGCGGCATCACCGGCTACACCAACGTCGCCAATGCGTCCTATGCCTGGGGCAGCGTCGGCTACATCGCCAGCGGCAAGTCGGCCGCCTTCGCCTCGGTCGCACCCGCCGACAGCATCATCGACATGCAGCACGCGCTGAAATCGCAGTATCGCCCCGGCGCGGTCTGGATGATGAACGATTCGACGCTCGGTGCTGTACGCCAGATGAAGGATGGCAGCGGCGCGTACTACCTGTGGCAGCCGGACCCCACCGGCGCCTTCGGTGGCCGCCTGCTCGGCCATCCGGTCGAAGTTGACGACAACTTCGCCGACATCGGCGCCGGCGCTTACGCGATGGCCTTCGGCAACTTCAAGCGTGGCTACACCATCGTCAATCGCACCGGCACCACGCTGATCCGCGACAACATCACCACCAAGGGCACCACGAAGTTCAACTTCCGCCGCCGCTTCGGTGGCGGGATCTCGAACTTCGAAGCCATCAAGCTGATGAAGTTCGCGACGTCCTGAGTCGCCACCACACCGCAGGTACCAGGCCCGCCCGGGAAACCCGGCGGGCCTTTTCAATTCCAGCAAGGAGAAAGTCATGAATGATCTGCACAACAACTGCCGCACCAAGCGCGCGCTTGGCCCGGTCGCCCTCACCACCGTCGCCGGCCTGGCCGGCAAAGTCATCGACCGCCAGGGCTATGGCGGCGTCGAGTTCCTCGTCGCCTACGGCAGCGTCACCGCCACCAACGCCACGATCACCCCGGTGGTCAAGGAAGGCGATGTCACCGGCACCATGACCAGCGTCGCCGACGCCGACCTGCTCGGTACCGAGGCCCTGGCAGCACTGCCCGCGCAAGCCACCTCGCGCACCAGCGGCGTCGGAAAGTTCGTCAACACGCGCATCGGCTACAAGGGCAACAAGCGCTACGTGTCCTGCGGCATCGCCTCGGCCACCGTCACGGCCGCCACCATCGTCGCCATCGGCGCGGTGCTGCACAGCCCGATGGTCGCCCCGGTCGACAACCCGTAATACCTGCATCCCAAGAATAGGACGCCTGCTCACCCAGGCGTCGCCGTGAAACTCGGCCCCTTCAACTTCCTGGTGAGAGGAAAAGTCATGAAACGTCTGAAGCGCGAAAACTGGCTCAAGGAAACGAAAGAAATGCTGCCCCATCCAGATCGATCTGATGTCGCCGTGCTTGCATGCAAGCGCTGCGGCGGGACGCATTTCATCGTCGGGCAAGGCGAATATCTGACCGCGGTGCAGTGCACCGAGTGCCTTCGTACCGTCACTGTTCACGAGGGCTAGGCGATGACAATGAAATTCGGAGAACGCCAAGTGGCACCCACAACCGCAGGCATCCGTCGCGATCACGTAGCACGCTATGAGTGGGCAGCCAGGCAGCTGCCCGCCAACAGCCGCGTGATTGACTTCGCCTGTGGCGTTGGCTATGGCACGCGCATCCTGGCCGATGCCGGCCACAAGGCGCGCGGCTATGACCAGGATATCGAGGCGCTGTGCTATGCCGATCAGCACTACGCGGCAACGGGCACCACCTTCATCACCGGCAACGGCAATGTGCCGGGCCACCTGCCCGAAGTCGACGCCGCCGTCTGCTTCGAAACCATCGAGCACATCGAGGATCCGCGCCAGTTGCTGAAGGCCCTGCGCCGCGCAGCACCCATGTTGCTGGCCAGCGTGCCGAACGAAACCGCTTTCCCTTACAGCCCGGCGCCCGGCGTCACCACCGCCTACCACTTCCGGCATTACACCGCCCGCCAGTTCAAGGCCCTGCTCGAAGAGTGCGGTTGGTGCGTCACCGGCTGGCACGGGCAGCGCGGCCCGGAATCCGAAGTCGGCGCCGCCGACAACGAAAACAGCCGCACCCTCATCGCCGTCTGCCAGCGCGAAGCCGTCGATCTGGTGACGGACGACGACCTGATGCAATCCGCTCCGCCCGGCGTCGTCTCCGATCGCGCCGCCGCTGCGCCGCCGGATGCCGTTCGCCCGCTCGCCGGCAAGCACATCGCCATCCTCGGCCTCGGCCCGTCGCTCGACCAGTACCTCGAAATCACCAAGCGCCTCGGCGGGCGCAGCAAGTTCTGCGACGAAACCTGGGTCATCAATGCCCTGGGCGATGTCTTTGCCTGCGAGCTGGTGTTCCACATGGACGACATTCGCATCCAGGAGATCCGCGCCGCCGCCGCCCCGGCCAGCAACATCGCCGCCATGGTGAACTGGATCAAGAGCAGCTCGGTACCGATCATTACCAGTCGCAGCCACCCGGACTACCCGGCGCTGGTCGATTTCCCGCTCGAAGACGTACTCAACGATCTCGGCCACGACTACTTCAACAGCACCGCCGCCTATGCCATCGCCTTCGCCATCTTCGGCGGCGCTACCAAGATCAGCCTGTTCGGCATGGACTTCAGCTATCCCAACCAGCATGACGCCGAAAAGGGCCGCGCCTGCGTCGAATACTGGCTTGGCCAGGCGCAGGCCCGCGGCATCCTGATCACCCTGCCCAAGACCACCACGCTGATGGATGCCTGCTATCCCAAATCGGCGCGGCTCTATGGCTACGACACGCTCGACCTCGACTTCGACGTGCAGCCCGACGGCAGCCTCAAGCTCGGCATGACGCCGCGCACCACCCTGCCGACCGCCGCCGAAATCGAAGCCAACTACGACCACTCGGCCCCGATCGACCAGCAGCACCAGACCACGAAGGAATGACCATGGAAAAAGTCCACGCAGCAATGTCCGGCGACGCCCTGGAAGTCGAAGAGGGCGGCGTCGTCCACGTCAAGAGCGGCGGCCGTGTCCATCTCGCCAGCGGCGCGGTGCTCGACATGGCCAGCGGTGCCGCCTTCAAGGCCGCCGGCCGCCCCAGCGCGGCACTGACCACCCAGCTCACCACCATCACCTGCACCGCGCCCGACACGCCGGATTACGCCCTGCAGGATCTGACCGACACCGGCGGCTTCGGCTTCAAGACCAAGGACGAAGGCAACAGCGCCCTCAAGGCCCTGGCCAACCTGCAGGTGCGTTTTGCCGAGCTGGAAGCCCGCCTCGAAGCCCTCGGCATCGTCGTGGCGAACTGATCATGGCGCGCTACCGCATCCTCAAGGATTTTAAAGGCAGCCAGGACGGTCGCTTTACCGAAGCCTTCCTGGCCGGTACCGAGGCCGACTTGTCCGACTACCTGGTCAGCTGCCTGCCGGCCGACAGCATCAAGCGTGTTGCAGAGGATGCCGCGCCCATCACCACCACCGCCGGCAAGAAGCAACGCAAAGCCGCCGTATCGCCAGCGCCGACTTCCGCCGCCGGCACCACCACCGGAAAGGACTCGCAATGACTACCGAATGGGCAGGGCAGTTTCTCAAGACGGGCGGCGCGCTGCACGTTCGCGCCGGCGGCGAAGGCGGCTATACCTCCGCCGTCACCTTCACCCGTCCCGCCAACACCACCGCTTACGGCGCCGGCGACGTGGTCGGCGTGGCTGATGTCAGCGTGGCCGCCAACGCCGGCAGCGCCATCCACGAATTCACCAGCGCAGGCCCGGAGGGCGGCACGGTCCTGATCACTGCCGCCGATCTGCGCATCGATGTCGCGGCCGTGCCCAGCGGCATGACCACCTTCCGCCTGCATCTGTACGATGCCGCGCCGACGGCGATCCTCGACAATGCCGCCTGGGATCTGCCCGCGGGCGATCGCGCCGGGTATCTGGGCTACATCGACCTGTCGCAGATGATCGATGTCGGCTCCACGCTGTACGTGCAGGCCGACCAGGTCAACAAGCAGTTCAAGCTCGCCAGCGGCAGCACCAGCCTCTACGGCCTGCTGGTCACCAACGGCGGCTACACGCCCAGCAGCGGCGCGGTCAAGCGCTTGCGCCTGGCCGGAATGGCTGTCTGATGCTGCTTCCAGCGCACCGCGCCGTCCTGATGGGCGGCACCCGCGCCCTGATGCGTCGCAACCTCGCCGCGCATTTCGACGCCGGCCTGGGCATCACTGCCGCTGGCGGATTTGCCTCGCAGCACGCCGATATCAGCGGCTATGCGCGTCATCGCACGCAGGCGACTGGCGCGAATCAGCCGATTCATTTGCCGTTCAGCGGGACGAAATACGGGTGGTTGTCGGGCGTGGCGGGTAACTACTTTTCGACGCCGGATAGTGTCGCCAATAGCATCACCGGGAATATTGATATTCGTATTAAGGTCGCCGCAACTGACTGGACCCCTGCCGCGACAAGCCGACTTGTATGCAAGCGTGATGGAACTGGCGCCAGTTTTGATTGGTACTTGCGGACAGACGGCAAGCTGGAATTCTTCAACGGCACGACGACCAGCACAAGTTCTGCCGCAACGGGACTGACCGATGGCGCTGTTGCGTGGCTGCGAGTAACACGGCAGGCATCGGCTGGTGAGTTGAAGTTCTACACGTCCGACGACGGCACGACATGGACTCAACTCGGGACGACGCTGGCTATCCCTAACGTCGCCATAACTGATACCACGGTGTCGGTGTTCATCGGTGTCTATGGCGACGGCTCTTCGCCGCTCGCCGGGAAAGTATGGGCCGCCCAAATCTACAACGGCATAGACGGCACCCTCGCCGTAGACTTCGACCCCTCCCGCTGGTCATCCGGCACAACCCTCACCGCATCGACCGGCGAGACGTGGACGATCAACGGCACCGGAGCCAAGCCCGCGCAGATCGTTGATCGCCCCTCGCTGCTGTTCGACGGCGCCGCGCACAAGATGGCGACCGCCGACTTCGGCCTCGTGCAACCCTATGCGCGCATCCTGGTGGCACGCACGCCGACGCACACGGTCGGCGACGTGCTGGCGGATGGTCTGACGCTCAACACCGGCGCGTTGCGGCAGACCACGGCCTCGCCGAAACTCAGCATCAATGCCGGGGCCTCGGCCTGCGAAACCAGCATGACGCTGGGCGCGTGGAAGGTCATCACCGCCGTGGTGAATGGCGCGTCGTCCTCGCTGCGCGAAAACCTCGGCACGCCGACCACGGGCGATGTCGGCGCCGGCAACCCGGGCGGCCTGATGATCGGCGCTGATGGTGGTGGCGCGAACTACGGCAACCTGCAATACACCGACGAGCTGATCTACAGCTACGCGCCGAGCGAATCGGTGCTGCAGAACATCATCCGCGCGCTCATGAACAAGCGAGGCATCGCATGATTTTGACCAAGCCCACCGAAGCCGCCGCGCAGGAACTCGCCGATCGCTGCCACGCCTGGTTGTTCGCCAACGATACCGCCTATGCCGCCAGCGTCGCCGCCGGGCAGACCACCGCCTGGGCGATTCCGACGCAGGCCGAAAGTGCAGACGCCTGGACCGTCCCGGTCACCGAGCGCGTGCTGGGCGCGCTGACCGATGCCGAGCGGGCGGAATTGCCGCTGCCGGCGGAAGCCGAAGTGATGGAAGGCCGCACATGATCATCACCCACCCCACCGTTGAGCCCGTCACTCTGACCGAAGTCAAGACGCAGCTCGGCATCACCGACACCAACAGCGACACGGTGCTCACGCGGCATATCACCGAGGCGCGCAAGTGGGCCGAAGGGCACATGCGGCGCAGCCTGATGCCGCAAACGCACGAGCGGCGGCTGGATGCCTTTGTTGATTGCATCGAGCTGCCGCTGCCGCCGGTGGTCAGCGTGGCCTCGGTCAAGTACATCGCCAGCGACGGCACGCTCACCACGGTGGACGCCGCCGACTACACGCTCGACACCACGCCCCTGGTGCCCTTCGTGCGCCCGGTGTATGGCGTCGATTGGCCCAGCGCACGCGATGAATCCAGCGCGGTGCGCGTGCAGTACGTGGCCGGCTACGCGGTCAGCGCGCTGGCCCCGGCCAAGACCATCAGCGCCATCACCGCCGCCACGCCGGGCGTCGTCACCAGCGCTGCGCACGGCTTTGCCGACGGCGACCTGATCCTGCTCGATGTCGTAGGCATGACCGAGCTGGATGGAGCGCTATACCGTGTCTATGCCAAGGACACCAACACCTTCCAGCTCGCCAAGCTCAGCAACGATGGCGCGATCTCGACGGCATCCTTCACCGCCTTCACCAGCGGCACCGCGCAGAAAGTCTCGGTGGCAGTGCCCGAGATCGTGATCAACGCCATCATCGTGCTCTGCGGCCACTGGACCAACTATCAGAGCCGCATCGAGGGCGGCAACTTCATCACCCGCGTGCCGGTGGCGGTGGAACAGATGTTCGACACCGAAAAGGTCTGGGCCATCACATGAGCAACCACGCCCGCCAGCAGATCCGCGAAGCCGTCGCCACGCTGCTCAAGGTGTCGCCCACCGCATGGGGCCCGGTGTTCGAAACTCGCGTGCCGTCTTCCCGCGCCGTGCTGCCTTACCTGCTGGTCTTCAGCGACGGGGAAGCGGTCGACGCCAGCTCGGTCAACTACGCCGGGATCTATGTGCGCGACCTCAACCTGATTGTCGCCGGTCGCCTCAAGCTGCCCGGCAACAACGACACCGAAACGGTCGAAGACCGCATGGACGCCCTGGCCGCCGAAGTCGAAACCAAGCTCAGCTTTGCCACCCTGCTGGCCACGCTGACTCAGTTGAAGGGCCTGCGCCTCACCAGCACTGAAATGCTCGTCGTCACCGACGAGCAGGCCACCCCGCAATACGCCGAAGTCACCCTATCCTTCGTCGCCCGTTATGCCACCGCCGAAGCGGCACCGACCACCCCGATCTAGCACTTACCTGTTTCACCGCAGCACCGCCAACCCAGCCCACGCAAGTGGGCTTTTTTATTGCCGAAAGGAACATCATGACCATCTATACCAATGCCGGCCTGGCGATGCTGATGCAGTCTGCCATCGCCGCGAGTCAAGTCGTTACTGCCGGAACCAATGCCGATCCCGGCGTCTTTACCTGCGTCGGGCACGGTTACAGCGATGGCGACATCGTCCTGCTCACGGTCGAGGGCATGCCCACCCTGAACAATCGTCCGTTCCAGGTGTACGCCAAGGCCGCCGACACCTTCCAGCTCGAAGACATCGATGGCGCCAGCGGCATCGATACCACCAGCCTGGGCACCTTCATCAGCGGCACAGTAGCCAAGGTCACCATGGGCACCAGCATCACCGGCGTGCAGGAATTCTCGCCCTCCGGCGGCGATCCCAAGTACATCCCGACCACCACGGTGCATGACAAGACCGACAAGCAGACGATCCTTGGCGCCACCGCGCTGAGCTTCGGCCTCACCATGCAGTGGGATCCGGCCAATGCCGGCCAGCAGGCCATGAATGCCGCCTTCCTGGCCTCCGCCAGCAAGGTGTTCAAGATCACCTGGCCCAGCGGTCGCTTCTGCATGTTCTACGGCAGCGTCGGCTACAACATGGCGCCAGGCGGCGCCAACCAGGGCGTCACCACCAGTCCGGCCGCCGTCTCGCTCGACGGCAACCCGACCTACGGCGTCTGATCGTGGCCAACCCGCTGATCGAACGCCTGCGCCGGGCGCGGCAGACCGGCGTGCCGTCGCAGGGGCGCCACTTTACCGTGCGCCGGCCGACGGACCTCGAGATGTACGAAATGGCCGGCAAGGTCAATCAGCGGCTGCTGCTGACGCGCTTCGTCACCGACTGGGGCGAGATGAAGGAAATGGATCTCGTCCCCGGTGGCGGGCCGGCGCCGGTCCCGTTCGACCCGGACCTGTGGGCTGAATGGATCGCCGACCATCCCGAGCATTGGGACGACATCACCCGGGCGGTGTTCGACGGCTACAAGGCCCATGAAGCCGAAATGGAGGCCGTCGCAAAAAACTCGGTGCCTGGCTCGGCGAGCTAAAGCTGCCGGGGAAGCCAGGCCCTCCACCCGATGCCGGCCAGCTTGCCCTTGACGCCTGGAACCTGATGGGTGGCGAGATCAACTGGTCGGCGCTCGACTTCATCTGCGAGCTGCTCGGCATCACCGACATCGAGCGCCTCATCGTGCAACTCACCGTTATTCGGGATCGACCCAGGTAGGCGACCAACATGAGCGACGACACCATCAGCTTTACCGGCCTGCGCGAGACCGAAAAGGCGATCTACGCCTACGGCCAGCAGATCGGCGATCGCGTGGTGCGCGGCGCCCTGCGCCAGGGCGCCAACTACGTACTGAAAGGCATCCGCGAGGCGGTGCCGGTCAAGACTGGCTTGCTCAAGCGCCGCGGTTTTCGCGTAAGCAATTCGCGGATCCACAACGGCCGCGCGGGGGCGGCACTGATGGGCGTCTACATCACCCTGCGCAAGGGCAAGGGCGATCCCTTCTATGGTCGCTTCCAGAACGACGGCTGGAATCCCGCCGGACGCAAGGCTGAAGCGGGCGATCGGCCCGGCATGGCTATGGTGTTCGGCCGCGGTAGCCAGATGTCAAAACGCGTATCGGTACCGGCGCCAGGGCGCGGTGGAAGTCTTTTTGCAAAAGTTCCTGGCAAGGGTTTCGTCCAGCGCGTCTTCGCCGAACGCAAGGAAGCCGCCGTGCAGCTCATCGTCCGCTCCGCCGAAGCCGGCGCCGACGCCATCAAACGCAACCTGGGATTGAAATAGCCATGACCGGCGTTACCGTCGATTTCAATGCCAACCTGGCGCGCTTCAGCGGCGGCGTTGACAAGATGCTCAACGACTTCAATCGCATCGAGTCGCAGGCCAAGCGTGTCAGCGCCAACATCAGCAGCGCCTTCGGCATGCTCGGCGTTGGCCTCTCCGCGGCCGGTTTCACCGCGCTGATCAAGAACAGCATCGATGCCCAGGATCGGCTCAATGATCTGCGCCTGACGACCGGCCTGACGGTCGAGACCTTATCCGGCCTCAAGTTTGGCGCCGAGCAGGCCGGCGGTGACCTCGAATCGATTGCCAAATCGATCAACAAGCTTGCCGTCAACATGGGCAAGGACGAGGAGAAGTTCAAGCAGCTCGGCATCACCGCCAAGGATCCGCTGGAAGCCTTCAAGCAGCTGGCCGATGTCTTTGTCGCGGTACAGGATCCACAGATCCGCGCCGCCATGGCCGCCGAAGCGCTGGGCAAATCGTGGGAAGGTGCCGCGCCCTTCCTGATGGAAGGCAGCGCCGGCATCGGCGAGCTGATCGAGAAGGGCGCCCGGCTTTCCGGCGTTACGACCGAATCCACCAAGGCGGCCGACGAGTTCAACGACAAGTGGCATGAGCTGTTCGGCACCGGCGTGCTGCTCAATGCCGTGGTGGGCGATGCCCTGCCGCTGTTCAACGCGCTCGCCGACGACATGATCAAGGCGCGCAAGGAATCCGGCGCCCTGGATAACGAATTCAAACCGCTACTGGAAACCGGCAAGGCCGTCGCGGTGCTGTTCGGCAACGTGGCATTCGTCTTCAAGGGGGTCGGCACCGAAATCGGCGGCATGGCGGCGCAGGTAGCCGCCCTGGGCCGCGGCGACCTGAAGGCTGCCATGGCGATCGGCGATGCCATGAAGGAAGACGCCGCCGCCGCTCGGGCCTCGTTCGACCAATGGGAGGCCCGCATCATGGGCCTCGATGCCAAAACCGCGAATTCGGTGACCGACACTGTCAAGCGCACGCGCAATGCTGCCCTGGAAGCGCGCGCCGCGGCCTTTGCCGGCGGCAAGGACAAGAAAGACAAGAAGGACACCGATCTCGATCGCATGCTGAAGCTCGGGCAGAAGAACCTGTTTGCCGGGCTCGACAGCGAAGAAGAGATGCAGAAGATCGCGCTGCAGCGCGAAACCGAACGCGCCGCCGATGCCCAGGCGCGGCTCAATCAGTTGATCGCCGCCACGCCAACCGCCGAACTCGAGGCTGCCCGTGCCGACATGCTGCTGCTGGCGGATGCGTTCGAAAAGGGCGCCATCACCGAGCAGCAATTCAATGAGTCTGCCCAGGCGCGCCTGGGCCAGACCGGCAAGGCGCTCGATGAAATGACCGAATTCGCCCGCGAAGCCGCCCGCAACATGCAGGACGCCATGGCCGATTTTTTCTTCGACGCCATGCAAGGCAAGTTCGAGAACATGGCCGACAGCTTCAAGAAGACCATCGACCGCATGGTGGCCAACGCCATGGCGGCCAAGCTATCCGACTACCTGCTCGGTGATTTCGGCAAGACCGGCGAGCTGGGCGGGGTGATCGGCGGGGTGTTCAAGGGCGTGTTCGGCGGCGGCTACGGCGATCTGGCCGGCGTCGCCGCTGGCGTGCCGCAATACGCCGAGGGCACCGACTACGTGCCGCGTACCGGGCTGGCCCTGGTGCATCAGGGCGAGCGCATCACCCCGGCGGCGCAAAACCGCGCCGGCGGCGGCATGACCGTCATCAATCAATTCACCCTCTCCGGCCCGGCCGATCGCCGCACCCAGGAGCAGCTCGCCGCGGCGGCCGGTACCGGCCTGCAGCGCGCGATGGCGCGGAACACCTGACATGGCCTTCATCGAAACCCGTTTCCCGGACGACATCAGCTACGGCGCCACCGGCGGCCCCGGCTTCAATACCGATGTGGTTGAAGTCAATTCCGGCAGCGAGCAGCGCAACAGCATCTGGCAAGACGCGCGCGGTAGCTGGAACGTCAGCCACGGCGTGCGCACCGATGCGCAGCTGGCCACGCTGATCACCTTCTTCCGCGTCATGGGCGGCCGCGCCAAGGGCTTCCGCTTCAAGGATTGGCAGGACTACCAGGCTACCAGCGGCCAGGGCCTGTTCGTCGCGCTGTCGGGCACCACTTTTCAGATGATCAAGCGCTACACCGTGGCCAGCAACAACCACGACCGCGACATCACCAAGCCGGTCAGCGGCACCGTCAGCGTCACCGGCGGCACCGGGGTCTCGGTCAATTACGCCACCGGCGTGGTCACCGTTACCAGCGGCACGCCCACCGCGTGGACCGGCCAGTTTGATGTGCCGGCGCGCTTCGATACCGACAAGATGAGCACCAACATGCTGGCCTATGGCCTGCACGGCTGGGGCAACATCCCGGTGATCGAGATCCGGCCCGAATAATGAAAACCGTCGGCGCCTCCCTCAAGACGCACCTGGCCGGGACCAGTCTCAGCGTCTGCACACTCTGGAAAGTCACCCGCACCGACGCGCAGGTGTTCGGCTTTACCGACAACAGCCGCGACGTGGTGTATTCCGGTGTCACCTACCAGGCCGGTACCGGCCATACGCCCAGCGCGATCAAGACCAGCAGCTCCCTGGCCGTGGATAACCTCGAAGTGGAATCGGTGCTCGACAGTGCCACCATTACCGAGGCCGACATCGAGGGCGGGCTGTGGGATTTTGCCGATGTCGAAATCATGGTGGTCAATTACCGCGACCTCACCATGGGCCACATGTTGCTGCGCAAGGGCACGCTAGGCGACATCAAGACCGGCCGCACCCGCTTCGTCGCCGAGCTGCGCGGCATGATGCAGCCGCTGCAGCAGACCACCGGCCGCGTCTATGCGCCCGGCTGCGATGCCACCTTCGGTGACACCCGCTGCGGCGCCAACGCCGCCAGCTACACCGTCACCGGCAGCGTCACCACCGCCACCAGTGCACGCGTCTTCACCGACACCACCCGCACCGAGGCCGACGGCTATTTCGACGGCGGCCTGCTGACCTGGACCGGCGGCGACAACGACACCTACCAGATGGAAGTCAAGACCAGCACGGCAGCGGGCGTCATCACCCTGCAGCAGGCCATGCCGAATGCCACGGTGATCGGCAACACCTACAGCCTGGTCGCCGGCTGCGACAAACTGCGCGCCACCTGCATCAGCAAGTTCGGCAACCTGGTCAACTTCCGCGGCTTCCCGGATGTACCGGGCGCCGACAAGATGGTGGCCAGCCCGTGAGCACCGCCACTGCGTTTGTCGCTGCCGCGCGCGCCATGCTCGGCACGCCGTTCAAGCACCAGGGCCGCCTGCCCGGGGTGGGCCTGGATTGCGCCGGACTGGTGGTCTGCGCCCTGCGCGAGGCGGGCATCGAGGTGCGCGACGTCAAGGGCTATGCGCGCATTCCATCGAAGGGTTTGTTCGTCGCGATGGTGCGCGAACATTGCGACGAGATTGCTTTCTCCGATCTGGCCGCCGGCGACCTGTGCCTGTTCCGCTTTCGCAGCGAGCCGCAGCACCTGGCCATTTATGACGCCGGCCGCATCCTGCATTCCCATTCCGCCGTCGGCCGCGCTGTCGAGCACGATCTGGATGTCACCTGGCGTGGGCGGCTCACCGGCTGCTATCGCCTGAAAGGGGGCGGCTAATGGCGGCGTTGGCACTCGCCGCCGCCGGCGCCGGGGTCGGCAGCATGATCGGCGGCACTTTCCTCGGCATGTCCGCCACCAGCCTGGGCTGGTCGCTCGGCTCGATGGCCGGCAACCTGCTGTTCGCGCCCAAGGGGCAGGACATTCGCCAGGAAGGGCCGCGCCTGGGCGACCTCAAGGTCATCAGTAGCACCTACGGCAACGGCATCCCGCGCCTGTATGGTGCGATGCGCGTGTCCGGCAATGTGATCTGGTCGGCCGATGTGGTCGAGACACGGCACGAATCAACCAGCGGCGGTGGCGGCAAGGGTGGCGGCGGGGGCTCGGTGACCACGGTCACCTACACCTATTCGCAATCGCTCGCCGTGGCGCTGTGCGAGGGCGAGATCACCGGCGTTCGCAAGATATGGGCGAACGGCAAGCTGATCTACAACCTGGGCGCCGCGGCGGATCTCACCAGCGTGATCGCCAGCAGCGCGGCCGCGGCCGGCATCACGGTCTATACCGGGTCGGAGACCCAGACGGCGGATGCCACCATCGAAGCCGGTGTCGGCGCCGGTCAGGCGCCCGCGTATCGCGGCACGGCCTATGTGGTCTTCACCACCCTGCAACTGGCCGACTTCGGCAACCGCATGCCCAACCTGGAATTCGAGGTGCTGCGTGCCGGCACCATCAGCGCCAGCACCGGCACACAATCCGCCACCACCGGCGGCACGCCGACGGCCTGGGCCCACGGCACCGGCCTGACCGGCCAGCTGTCGGCGCCCAATGGCGGCACCAACAACGTCGTCACCCGGCGGCGATACAACTATGCCGGCGCCCTGCTGGAAACCAAGGTCAGCCAGTTTGCTGCGGTCAGCGGTACCGTGCGTTTTGCGCAGGCCATCACCAACGGCGGCGCGATCTACTGGCTGATGCGCGGCTACACCGGCAGCGCCTGCTCCATCCTCAACCAGGATGGTGCGATGGTCGGCGATTTTCTGCCCAGCGACTACGGCTTTGACGGCTCACTGCCATCCGCGAGCTATTACAGCGTGCCCAGCGGTCTGGTATATGTCGCAATCTCGCCCGGCGTGCTGATCGTGCGCGCCAGCGATGGCGAGCTGATCAGCGCGGTACCGGGTGCCGTCTGTCCGGCTGCGGTGGACGAGAGCGGGTATCTGTATTCGTTCAACACCACCACCGGCGTCATCCTGAAGATGGACAGCAGCCTCAACGTGCTGGCCACCTACACCATGATCAACAACAGCGCGCTGGCGTATACGCGACTGTGTGGTCGTGACGGCAATGACTGGTATTTCGGCAATACGTATTACACCGGAACCCCCTACGCCTGGAAAATAACCACTACCAGCACCACGATCGACACAGCTGCTCGCTTGAGCGCTCAGATGAACGGCAGTGCCGATACCTTTGCTTACCTGGGCGGCGGCGCCGTAATGACGGCATCCGGCGCACAAGTGGCGACCTTCGGCATCATCAGCACCACCGCGCCGACGCTGGCCTCGATCGTGACAGATATCTGCACCCGCACCGGCCTGGTCGCCGGCGACCTCGATGTCACCGGCCTGTCCGCCAGCGTGCACGGCTATGTGACCCAGCGCAGCACGGCGCGCAGCCAGCTGCAGCCGCTGATGCAGGCGTTTTACTTCGACGCCGTCGAATCCAACGGCAAGATCAAGTTCGTCACTCGTGGTGGTGCCTCGGCCGTCACCATCAGCGAAGACGATCTGGCCGCGCACGAATTCGGCAGCGCCACACCCGATCCGCTGAACCGGCGCCGCGCGCAGGACATGGAACTGCCGCTGGAAGTGGACGTGCAGTACATGGACACCGGCGCCGCCTATCAGATCGGCGCGCAGACCAGCCGGCGGCAGGTGACGCACTCCGAAAACAAGGTCAGCCACAACCTGGCGATCGCCATGACCGCCACCAAGGCCAAGGAGGTGGCCGACGTGGCCATGTACGACGCCTGGACCGGCCGCACCACCCTAGATTTCGTCACCGGCTGGAAATACAGCTACCTTGAGCCAACGGACGTGATTACCCTGACGGTCGACAGCCGCAGCTACGTGGTGCGCCTCACAGATGAAAATGCCAGCGGCGGCCTGTACCAGCGCGGCGCGGTGCTGGAGGATGCCAGCGCCTACACGCAAACCGCCACGGCCGCCGAAATCACAGTGGCCAGCGAGGGCGTGGCCGGTATCGTGCAAACCAACCTGCAGTTGCTTGACATTCCGCTGCTGCGCGACCAGGACGACGGCGCCGGCTTCTATGCCGCAGCGGCTGGCTACGGCACCGGCTGGCTCGGCGCACAACTTTACAAAAGCACCGACGATGGCGCGTCGTGGGCGGCCTACGGCACCGGATTCCTCAACGAGTCGGCGATCGGCTGGGCGAATACCGCGCTGGGCGATTTCACGCAGAACATTTTCGACGAGAGCGGCAGCGTCAGCGTGGTGCTTGCCAGCGGCGAGCTTGCCAGCGACACCGAAATCAATGTGCTCAACGGCGCCAATGTGGCGCTGCTGGGCAGCGAGATCATCCAGTTTCGCGACGCGACCCTGACGGCGACCGACACTTACACCCTGACCGGGCTGCTGCGCGGCCGCCGCGGCACCGAATGGGCGCGCAGCACGCACAGCATCGGCGATCGCTTTGTGCTGCTGTCGGCGACCGCCACCTACCTGCTGGCCGGGCCGAGTGCCGAATACGACGTCGAGCGGCTTTACCGCGCCGCCACCTTCGGCGGATTTGTCGATTCCGGCGCCGAGGTGCCGTTCACCAATACGGCCGTGGCACTGATCCCTTACGCGCCGGCGCAGCTGGGCGGCGGCCGCAATGCGGCGGGTGACCTGACGCTGAACTGGGTGCGCCGCACACGTATCAGCGGCGCCTGGAACAGCTATGCCGACGTGCCGCTGGGCGAAGACTCGGAAGCCTACGAAGTCGAGATCTACAGCAGCAACACCTACGCCACGCTGAAACGCACCATCACCGGCATCAGCGCCCAGACCACCAGCTACACCGCCGCCGACCAGACCACCGATTTCGGCAGTGCGCAGGCCACCGTCTATTTCATTGTCTACCAGGTCTCGGCCACCGTTGGCCGCGGCTACGAAGCGCGAGGAGTCATCTAAATGTCCAACAGCACAACCCTGCTCGATACCATCAGCAGCAGCCAGGCGACCAAGGAAGTCACGGCCAACGCGATGTTCGATGCCGCCAGCCCGGCCATGATCTTCGGCCGTCGCGCCAGCACCACCACGGCGCTCACCTGGGGCTTCTACGGCGGCCGGATGCTGGTCGATGGCGTACTGACCGCCATCGCCAACGGCACGGTTGCGCTGACCGCCAGCACCACCAACTACGTCGAGGCCACCCGCGCCGGCGTGGTCAGCAAGAACACCACCGGCTTTACCGCCGGCAGCATCCCGCTTTACACCATCGTCACCGGTACCGCCACCGTCACCAGCTACACCGACGAGCGCGTCTGGGTCGATCCGGCTTACCTGACGCACCAGGTCAGCGTCGCCGTCACCAGCGGCGACGTCACACTCACCGCCGCGCAGGCCCGCGCCCGTTACCTGACCACCACCGGCGCGCTGACCGGCAACCGCAGCGTGATCCTGCCCAACAACGGTTTCTGGATGATCTACTGCAACAACACCGGGCTCTACACCACCACCTTCAAGACGGCCGCCGGTACCGGCGTGGTGATCGCGCAGGGCACCCGCGCCCTGGTGTTTGCCGACGGCACCAACGTCGTGCTGCTGTCGCAGTCGCAACCGGTGATCGCCGGCCGCCTGGTCAAGGCCATGGCCGATGCCAACTACACGCTGACGCTGGCCGAGGCGCAGAACAACATCCTCGAATGCACCGGCGCACTCACCGGCCTGCGCAACCTGGTGGTGCCACTCACCGCGCAGCAATGGACCGTGTTCGCCAATGTCACCGGCGGCGTCGGCATCCAGGTGATCGGCGCCAGCGGCACCGGCGTCACCGTCGCTGACGGCAAGCGCGCCATCGTCTATGCCGACGGCACCAACGTCGTGCGCGTTACTGCGGACGTCTGATCATGATCCCGCGCGTGCTGATCTGGCTGCTGCTGATCGGGATCGGTGTAGCACTGGCGCTGCTGCTGGGTGCCTGCGGCACACTGCAGACCCTCAAAGGCAGCGGCACGCCGGCCGAGCCGCCGATCGGCTACGTCGTCGATTGCGCCAAAAACCCAGCGCAGGCGCATTGCACGCCATGAACCCGACCTATGCCGACCTGAACCTGGTCAATGCCAAGGTCAACTTGTTGCCCTACGTGGCAGAAGTCGGCGACGACTGGACGCCGATCGCGCCCGAGGGCGGCGACTGCGACAGCTACGCCACGGCCAAATACGAGCGGCTGGTGGCGTTGGGCTGGCCGCGCATCTGGCTGCGGCTGGCCACCTGCTGGGTCGAGACCGGTGAATACCACGCCGTGCTGTTGGCCGATCTGGACGGCCAGACTTGGTGCCTGGACAACCGGCACCCGCACCCTACCGAGTATCACCTGCTGCCCTACCGCTGGCACAAGCTGCAGGTCGCCGGCACCAACCGATGGGAGATCGCGTAATGGCTGAACCGCACACATCAATCGCCATCGGCGCCGGCGTCGGGCTGGGCACGGCGCTGCTCGGCGCGCAAGTGGACGCCCTGGCGCTCGGCCTGGTGGCCGCGATCTTCGTCAGCATCTGGATGGAGACTATCGATGACAAGATCAAGGCCGGCAGCGCGGCGCTGCTGTCGGCCATGCTGGCCGGCTATGGCAGTCCCTTCGCCGCCGCCTGGGCTGCCAGCCAGGTGCCGTCTCTGGCCGGCAATGCCGACGCGCTGCGCCTGTTGATGGCCGTGCTGATCGGCGCCGGTGCGCCGACCGTGATTCCGATCGCCGCGAAGTGGCTGCGGGGGAGGGCCGGGCAATGAGCGCACTGCACCTTACCGACGCCCTGATGATGATCTGCATGATGATTGTGCTGGCGCGCTGCATCTGCGTGGTACCGCGCCTGTCGCGCGTAACCTGGACCGGCAGCCGCGGCCACTTCGCCGCGGTGGCCGGCACCTATGCGCTGCTCGCCGGCGGCGCCGTGGGTACCGCGCTGCACGTTGCCTTCGGGCCGCTGCTGCTGCTGCTCGGCGTGGCGGCCTGGGTGGTATTCGACCGGAGGCGGCCGCGATGATCATCGACCCGCAATGGCTGACCATCGCCCGGCCGCTGGTTGGCCTGCATGAGACACCCGGCGCCGACCATAACCCGGAGATCCTCGGCATGTGGCGCGCCATCAAGCGCAGCGGCATCCAGTCCGAAGACACGCCCTGGTGCGCGGCCTTTGTCGGCGCGTGCCTCGAGCGCGCCGGCATCCGCAGCAGCCGCTTCGAATCGGCCGCCAGCTATCTTAAGTGGGGTGTGCGCCTTGACGGTCCGGCGCACGGTTGCATCGCGGTGTTCAGCCGCGAGGGCGGCGGCCATGTCGGCTTCGTGGTCGGGCAGGACGAGGCCGGCAAGCTGCTGGTGCTGGGTGGCAACCAGGGCGATAGCGTGAGCATCAAGGCCTTCCCGCACGATCGCGTGACCGGCTACCGTTGGCCAGTCGATGTATCCATTCCGTCAGCGCCGCTGCAGATCGGCAGCGCCGAGACCAGTGGGAGCGAGGCATGAACCCGCTGCCCATTCTGCAGTTTCTGGCCGGCCCGATCGGGCGCTGGCTGGTACTCGGCCTGCTTCTCGCTGCCACCATCGCCGCCGCTGGCATCAAGGGCTATAACGCCGGCTACGCCGCAAACGAGGCCGAGTATGGCCGCGAAGTTGCCGCAGCCAACGATCGCGCTCGTGCGGCCGAACGTGACGGCCGGGAACGCCTTGCCGCCCTTGCCACCCGTCACTATCAGGAGGAAACCCATGCCCGCATCGAAAACGATCGTCTGCGCGCTGATCTGCGCAGCGGCACTCGCCGGCTGTCAATCGCCATCGCCCAGCCACCAGCCTGCGCAGATCGAGCCGCTGCCGCCGAGTCTGGCGCAGAAGCGCGCGCCGAACTTAACCCAGCGGCTGCTGAAGCTCTTGTCGCCATCACCGACGACGGCGACGCCGCCATCCGACAAGCCAACGCGCTGATTGACGCTTACGCGATCGCGCAGCGAGTGTGCGGGAAGTGAGATCCAGCCTCCTGCGCTGCCGTGTTGCCGCGTTGCGGCTGAATCCGCGCGCGCCGTTTCCGAGTCAAGTCCGGGCGCGGCAGCGGTACCGGATGCAGGCGCTGCGCCGGGTCAAGCCGGGCGCGGCTCTTGACATCCGCATGGTCGCGGCACACCATTAGCACTTGGCATTTCGAGGTGACAACGTGCCGAATTTCCCATTCCGAGATCAAATTCTCACCCTGCTGAGCCTGGTCACGCCAGATCAGTGGTACACCCTTTGGGTGGCCGGCGGCGGCGCCCTGTTCCTGCTCTGGGTCTGGTGGGCCTATGGGTTTCTTCGTCGCGCGGCCGGGCACGTCAAATTCCGCGGTACCTGGTACGACGCCCAGCAGTTCGAGACCCTGATCAAAATGATCGACGAAGACAGCACCCGCGGCCACCGGGTGATGCAGCACGACGAAATGTCGCTGCTGCGCAAATGGCGCTTCGGCACCGACAAGACTATCCAGCACCAGACTGGATCGTATTTCTAGGCGGCTTTGCGGTTCCTCGGCGCCTGAAATGGCACCACCCCGCGCAAAGTGGGGATAGGATCAGTTACCCGTGGGGACGCCAGCTTAACCCCACTCAGCTGGGCGATCCGGTAACGGATCGCCCCAGCCCGAGTGGCAGGATCGAGGATGATCTCTTCGATCAGTGTGCCGAGGAAGTCTTTGAGGTGATCGCGATCGAGCGCGGTCATGTCTTCGGCCAGTGTGTCGAGCATTCGACGCACGTCGCTTTCCTTGACGGCGGCCAGCGCTTTGGCGCGGCGCGTTTCGTCTTCCAGCCTGGCCAGCCGTTCTGCGGCGTCGGCTCTCGATCCTTCCAGCTCTTCAATGCGCCGTAGCAGTGGTGCCGGCCTGTCGGTCTCTTCCAGGAGTCCGGTCAGCTTTTTGATTCGCGCGTCGGTGTCGCGCAGATCCGCCTGCAGCGCCTGCAGCTCGTGGCCGTCGCCGGGTTGTTGCGCGGCCCGGGCGTTGTCGGTCATGGTCTTGACCATGGCGTCACCGCGAATGTCGATGGCCACCTGCTGCAGCACTGCCTCCTCGAGCATGGCCGAGCGGATGTTTGCACTGCCGACGCGATAGTTGCCGGCGTTGCCGTGCCAGGCGTGCCCGTCCGGCGTCATCACCTTGCCGGCGAGCAGGTAGTCGGAGATCCGCACGCGGGTCGCCCGGGTGGCTTTCTTGCCTTCCAGGCGTGCCAGGATCGCTTCGGCGGTCTCGTCAGTGATCAGCGCGGTGTGTGTGTCGCGCTGGATGATCCAGTCCGCCCTGGGGCGCCTGCGGCCCTCTCCAGCGTCTTCTTTCCCGCGGTTCATGTTCCAGACGGTGTGTCCGGCGTAGGTGAGCGCGGACCATTCCAGATGCGTCAGGCTGCTCTTGGCCATGTAGATGTCCAGCGCATCGGCGAGCTGGCGGCCATTCTTGCCCTGGGCCCGGCCCTGCAGCCAGGCGGCGATCTTCGGCGCGTTGGCGTCGGGCTCCAGCCGGCTCTTGGTCACTGCCATGCCGTCGCGGATCTGGCCGGTGTCGATCGACACCAGGCGGAAGCCGTAGGGCGCCCGGCCGCCGGCGCGAAATCCCTGCCGCACATTCTCGGCCATGCCGGCCAGGCCTTTCTCTCGGCTCATCAGGCTGTGCACTTCGTCCATGGCCTGCAGCACGCTGTCGAGGATCACCTGGCTGATCGGATCCACCTCCGGCACCTTGGCGAAGATGATGTCGATGCCGAGCTTTTTGCATTCGTGGCGGAAGGCTTCGGCGATGTAGCGCCGGCGGCCGATGCGGCTGGTGTCGTAGATCAGGATGGCCGACCAGGTGCGCGACTTGAGCTTCAGTTCGCGCAGCAGCTGCTGGAAGCCCGGGCGGTCGGTGTCCTTGCCGGATTCGACGGCGTCGGCGTATTCAGCGGTGACGACCAGGTCGCGGGTCTTGGCCAGCGCCAGCAGCTCGTGGCGTTGCGCCTGAATCGAGATCGCGCTGCGATCCTTCGACGAGCGACAGTACAGGGCGGCTTGTCTTGGCATGGAAATCCAGTATGAGCGCGACCGCGGCCTCCGCGACCACGCGCGGGTCGGGTTGATTGGAGGCGGTGATTGTGAGCGCGGGGCGGGCCATGGTCAAGCGACGGGGTATCCGTCGTGAAGCTTGCCATCGAGCAGGCGGCCGGCAGCTTTCTTGCCGACCCTGTACGACTCGGCGCCGCTGGGCCACGGAGCGCGGCGGAAATACTGATCGGCGTCAGCGATCTCCGGCGAACTTAGGTTGCAGTTGTCGATGTCTTCATCGCTGACCCATTCGCCGTGCTGCTTAAACAGGAACGGAACCCCGGAGGCTGCGCACTGATCGCGCAACGATCTTGCCCACTCGGGATGCATCGGCCTCGCGTTGGCGCCGGACTCGCCGCCGACCACAATCCAGTCTAGGTGGGCATTCTTGTCGAATGTCTCCTGCGACAGGTCGCAAATCGACTGGCCAGTGAGTGCGTTCAATCGCTGCATGCCGCAGCACTCTGAGGCGCAGGTATCTTCGGGCAGCCGTGTCAGATCGACCGGCCCCAGCAACGGCTCCGCACTGACCCAGCGCACGGCGGCCGGCGTTTGCAGAAGTAGCGGAATGCGCTCGTCGGCGGTCGCCTGGTCCTCGACGCTGACTCCGATCCAGACGTTTTCGCATGGCCACGCCGGGCCGCAGTTGTCATAGCCGCCTTGCTTGCCTTCCCGATAGGGTTGCCAACTTGGCCACACGTTTGTCGCTTGCACCTGGTCTGGCCAGCCGAAGAATGGCATTTCTTCAAAGGTCAGCCATTTGAAGAATTCCAGCATCCGCTTCGGCCGCTTGGTCAACACTTGGTAGGTGTGGCGGGTGGTGCAGGACATCACCGCGAACACGTCGGCAATGAATTGAAAGGGCACGCTCGGGTGAAACAGATCGGACATGCTATTGACGAAGATCCGGCGCGGCTTGGTCCAGCACAGCGGCAGCGTTAGGACGTCCTGATGGATCTGCACGTCGGTGAATGCGCGGCCGTAGTAGCGCGTCTTCGGGTTAGCCGACAGGCGCGCCCAATCGCGCTCGGCGTAGCAATGTTTGCAGCCGGCGCTGACTTTGCTGCAGCCGGTGATCGGGTTCCACGTGGCATCGGTCCATTCGATGTGTGTCTTGTCAGCCATGCTGGCCTCCAATAGTCGTCGCTGGCGTCACGGTGACACCGCTGGCCTTGATGCGTTTGGCCATCATGCGCAGCTGCAGTGCAGTGACCAGGGCGTCGTCGTGCTGCATGCGGGCGTCGGGCTCGTCTTTCCAGTCCGGGTTGTCCGGGTCGAGGTTGTGGCATTCGCGCAGATCCCGGGCGTCGGCTTCGAGCAGTTCAGCGGCGTGGTGCAGGGTGGCGATGTCGGCTGCGATCATGGCTGCTGCCATAGGAGTGCTCCCGCCCAGATGCCGAGGATGACGTGCCAGCAGTAAGGCGCCCAGGCTGCTCGGCAATAGATGCGCGCCGCCATATTGATGGCATTCCAGGCCCCCACAATCGCCAGCGTCCACAGGAGTGTGATCACGGCAGCCCCCGCTGATCTCCGCACGGCGCGCAGGCGCCGCCGACCAGGCGGCCGTACCACTCGCCGCAGAAGTCGCAGTCGCCGGGCGTGCCGACCGGGATCTCGGCGGCGGTTTTGCGGGCCGCGGCGATGGCGCGCTCGGTGTCGGCTTCGGCGCGATCGTTGGCATCGTCGATGATGTCAGCCATATTCAATCCCTCAGCCGGTGCTGCGTCACGCGCACGCCTGGGCGATCTTCTATTACGGTGGCGCCGCCGGGCGCGGGCAGAGGAATGAAGCCGCTGCCGTTCTTGCCGCCGGTGACTTTGAGCAGATCAACTTCAACCTTGGCGCTGTTGATCACGGTTTGCGCCAGCTCGGCAATAGTCTTGGCGCGGGCGATGTCTTCTGGCTTGGCGCCGGGCTTGAGGGCGCGGATGGCGGCGAACAGTTCGGCGCGCAGCTCGGTGATGGTGTTGGCAGCGGGTGTGGCAGGCGTGGTCATGCGGCCTCCTGGAGGTAGGTTTCGGCGTGGTTGATCTTGCGCATCAGGGCGCCGCGCAGCTGGATCAGCTCGGCGATGTCCTTGGGGTAGTTGTGGTAGGTGTTGCGCCGCATGAGATCGGCGCGGGTGATCAGCAGCAGGTTGCCGATGTCGATATGGGTCTTGTCGCCATCCTTGAAGATCAGGGCATGGCTGGGCGGCAATGGGCCGTGTTCGGCTTCCCAGAGCAGGATATGCACGGCGCGCCAGCGCCGCTGCAGGGGCATGTCGTCGTTGATCTTGCGCTCGAGGTAGCCGTCTTTGCTGATGCGTTCGGTGCCGATGGGCTTGTAGATCGCCTGGGCGCGGCCGGTGCGGTTGCCGGGCTTGAATTGCGTGGCGACCGAGCGACCGCCGGCTTGCCAGCCCTTCTTGCCGGCGTTCCAGGTGGTCTGGTTCTTGTGAAAGCAGCCGATGTTGATCCAGCCGGCGGGCTTCTTGAGGCCGAGCTTGTGCGCCTGGTTGAGCACGGCCGGCTCGGTGCAGCCGAGCATCTTGCCGATGGTGGTGTTGTCGTGCAGCGGGTAGAGGCGCCGCAGTTCGGCGCGGGCTTCCGGCGTCCATTTCATGGCGACCGGCTCCAGTGGTTGCGCAGGCCGCGGGCATAGATGCCGGCATAGGCCACAGTGAGAACCAGCATCCCCCACTGCTGGGCGTGCCAGGTTTCCCAGGCCCAGAACGGCTGCGCGCTGAGCCCGATGACCCAGGCCCAGCGGCTGGGGCGCTTGCCCGACAACAGCCAGATGGCCAGCGTGGACAGGATGAGGATGGCGCTCTGGGCGATCATTGCGGCTGGGCCAGCCCGGTAATGCCGGGCGTTTTGGCTTCGGGCGCGAGTGTGCGATCGCCGGCTTTCCATCGCGCCAGGTGGTCGGCGCAGCAGCTGCAGACGCCGAGGCCGATGTGGCGATCGATCTCCAGCCAGTGGCAAGGGGCGTCGGTGCTGTCGTCCCAACAGCAGAAGTCGTCGGCACAACCGCAGCCGATGCAGAGGGCGATGGTCATGGGCGCACCTTTGTGGCAGCACGATCGATGCGCTCGATCTCGGCGATGATCATGGCGGCGGCGCGAACCAAGTCGCGGCGGGCGTTTTTTGGTTTCCAGTATTTTCGAGACCACGATCGCGGCCAGTTGAATCCGCACTGTATGTGTGCGTAATCCTCGTCTTTGATTTTTGCTCCAGTCTCAAAATACGCGGCTGCCATGCTTGCATAACAGGCTGCGGCCAAGGCTAGCGAGCCGTCCTTGTGGTTGTCATCGTGGTCCGGCGTCCAGCCCTCGGTAGTCATTTGCCGCCGCCGCTCTGTAAGAACATCCTCGACGGCGATTGTCGTTGTGGCGCCCTGCCCAGAAAGCGCCACCGCATTTGCCGCCATGGGCCGAGCCGCGACCTCTGCGGCCCGGACTCTCTCGTTAAGGTTGCTCATGGCCGGTCTCCCGTCGGGAATGGCCACGGTTGCACGCCGCTGGTTTTTGGCGGCGTAGCCGCCTCGTTCGCCGGCGAAGCCGGCGCTGGATCCGCCTTTGCCTTGGCTTTTTTCGCGGCGGGTTTCTTCGCGGGCTTGGGCTCCTTGGCCGGCGCAGCCGGTTTCGCGCTTACATCGCTCGCATGCGCAGCATCGGAAGGGGTAGAAGTGGGGTGCGTCAGCGAGGTGAAGGGCACGTCGAGCAGGCGGGTGAGCGCGGCGAGAACGTGCGGCGCGTGCTTGGCGTGCTGATCGTCGTCCAGTGCCCACTGATTGATCTGGCATTCGTCGCTGTGCACCCAATCGGCGAGCATGAAGGCCACCACGCGCGAGAGCGGGGCCCGGCGCAGGATGGCGACGGCGCGCGGAATTTCGTCGGCGTCGTCGAATTCGTCGGGCAGCTGGTAGTCGGCGTCCAGGTGCGTGCGGATGCCGTCTTCAAGGTCGGCCAGCTCGTTGTAGCCGCACTGGTTGCGCAGGCTGGCCTCGGCCAGCAGGTAGAGCAGGGCTTCGGTGGTCTTGTCGGTGTCGAGCGTCAGGGCGTGCAGCTTGGGCAGGGCGGCGGCCAGCGCGTCCGTGCGGCGCGTGGTTTCGTCGGCGGCCTGCTGTTTGCGCAGCTGCTGTTGCGCTTCCCGTTCGCGGTGCTTGGCTTCGGCGGCCTGGCGCGCGGCGACCTGGTCCTTCGATTCGCCTTCGCGCGGTGCGACGGGTTCGGGCTCGGCGGGTTTCCAGCCGGCCTTGCGCAGGGCGGTTTCCAGCGCATTGAGCGGCGCGCATTCGGTCAGGTCTTTCTTGCCGTAGGGGAATTCGATGACGGCGGTGATGGGGGCCTTGTCGCCGAGGATCTGGCGGTAGGTGCGGCCGTCGGCATCGTCGTCGACCTCGGCATCCAGGCTGACGTACTCGATGTCGCCGTTGAGTTCCAGTCGGCCCTGGTCGCCAAGGAACACCGGGATCTTGCGTTTCTCGGCGTTGGCGATCAACTGGTCGCGGCGCGCCTCGCGTTTGGCCTCGAAGCAATCGGGGTCGGTGCAGACGTCTGGATCCGTGATGTCGTTGAACAGGTCCTGAAAGTTGCCGCTGAGCTTGGGGCAATCGGTGCAGCTGCCGGCCTTGGGCAGCAGGGCGGCGTCGTCGGGCTTGAAGGTGGCCTGCTTGAGGCTGAGCGTGTAGCGGTTGCGGATGTGTTGCTTGGCGGCGCGGTGGCTGAGCGGTTCGCCGTTGTAGCCGTTGGTGACTTCCTTGGCGCAGGCCTTCTGCAGCTTCTCGCCGGGGATGCGGGCAATGAGCAGGGCAGTGCTTTCACTCAACGTGCCGGCGTAGAAGGCCTCGCGCACCTCGCGGCACAGGTCGATGAGCTTGAGCTTGCCGTAGATATAGCTGCGACTTTTGCCGACCTTTGCCGCCAAGGTGTCGGCGGTGTAGCCGTGCATCTGCATCAGCATCGAGTAGCCTGTCGCCTCCTCGATCGGATGTACGTCGCGCCGCTGCAGATTCTCGACAACCTGGATTTCGAGCACCTGCTTGTCGTCCAGTTCGCGCCAAAAAGCGGGGATCTCGGTTAGGCCGGCGAGCTTGGCCGCGCGCCAGCGGCATTCGCCGACGACGATCTCGTAGGTGGGGTGTCCGGCGCCGATGGGGTTGCACTTGTTCCATGCGAACAGGGCATCGAGCGAGAGCGGCCGCACGGTGATGGGCTGGATCAGGCCGTGCGTCTTGATCGAGTCGGCCAGCTCGGCGATGTAGGCATCGTCAAAGCGCATGCGGGGGTTGCTGAGTGAGGCGACGATGTCGGTGACACGCAGGCAGGCGACAGCTACGGCGTCAGGCGGGAGGGGTGCGTTCATGTGGATCTCCGGTAAGTTTTGGTGAGGTCGCCCTTGATCGCGTGACCGCGATCGCGGAGCAGGTTGGCCAGCCTTGCCCGGTCGGCGTGGCTGTGGGTGGATTGCCGCAACAGGCCGAAGTAGCTGTTGGCGGTTTGGAACAGATCCGCGGCCGGAATCGTGGCCACGCGCTGCAGGGCGTCGTGATAGGTGCGACGGCGCAGGGTGCGGTGCCAGGGGCGGATCACCTGGCCGACGAAATCAATGCCGCGATCGATCGGCTGCAGGATGGTCTTGCGCGGGTTGAGCGCCAGGTGCAGATGCTGCGGCAGCCAGGCCTCGATGTCGGCCCGGGCCTGGTTGAGCCAGCCGGGTGATTCGTGCAGCAGGACCATGTCGTCGACGTAGCGAATGTAGTGCCGCGCGCGCAGGGTGTGCTTGATGTGCTGGTCGAGGGCGTCGAGCAGGACGTTGGCGAAGAACTGACTGCTGAGATTGCCGATCGGCAGGCCGTGGTCGGCGTCCTGGTTGAAGAGGCTCTTGTGCGCGGGAACGCGCGCGAACTGGTCGGGGCGGCCCTGGGTGACGACGTTGTGGCGCGGGTCATGGAACAGGATGTCCAGGGCAAGCTGTCGCCACCAGGGCTCGCTGATGCGCCTGGTCAGTTGGTCGGCGACGATGCGCTTGTCGATGCTGACGAAGAAGTTGGCCAGATCCAGCTTGAGGTAATGTCCAGGGCGCTGCCAGTTCTGCGTCTGGCTGCGCACCTTGGCCTCCAGGCGCTGGGCGGCGTAGAGAGTGCCGCGGCTGGGGATGCAGGCACAGCTGTCGGCGATGAAGCCGGCTTCGAAGCGCGGGCCGATCTTGCGATAGAGCAAGTGGTGCACGACGCGGTCGCGGAACTGGGCGGCCCAGACTTCACGCACTTTGGGCCGGGTGATGATGAAACAGATCGAGGGCCCGGGCCGGTACCGGCCGGCGTACAGGTCGTCGTGCAGCGTGGTGAGATTGCGCTCCAGCTGCTGCTCGAAGGCGAGCGCGCTGGCGCTGTTGCGTTTGGTGCGGCGGCAGGCGAGGTAGGCCTCGACCAGATCCGCGAAGGTAAAGTCAGCCAGGTGGCGGTGATCGTCTGCGGACGGCCCGGGCGCGGCAGTGGTTGTTGACGTTGTTGTTGTTCTGGTTGCCGTTGTTGAAGTTCTGATACCAGGCGTAACGCGCGTCGGAGGCGTCGGTGTCGCGCTATCAAGGTCGCCCGGCCGATCGCTCGGCCAGGTAACGGCGCCGGACCGGCCCGGCGCGCTGCCGGCGGTATCCGTGATGCGCATGTCGGTGGCCTTGTGGGCCAGCGGCGCGACCAGATTGATCATTCGCACAGGCATGATGGCCGTGACCGTCATGCAGCGGGCGCTGCGGTGGTGAAGGATGCGCGCCGCCACCCGTTGGCCTGCTTGCCGACGCTCTGGGTCAGCTCGATCGCGCGGGCGTACTGCTTGGTGGCGATAAGCTGCTTGTCACGCGCGAGGCGCAGCAGGAGCTCGGCTACCTGCAGCCGCTCGATCAGCTCACCCAGATGGGCCGCCTTCTCCCGCGCACAATTGGCGCGGAAGATGAGGACGACGATCTCGACGCACTCGCCGCTGATCTTGCCGCCGATCGACTGCTTGAAGTCGCGGGGCATGTTCTTGACCAGATCGGTGACGATGTCGAGAAGGTCATAGGCGACCTTGTAAATCGGCAGTTGCGTGTGCAGGGCCATGGCTGGAAAGGGGTGAATTACTCAATAATTAATCTGCGGACGGCCCGGGCGCGGCAGTGGGTGCTGACGTCGTTGCTGAACTGGTAGCCGTCGTTGAAGCTCTGACACCAGGCGAAACGCGCGTCGGAGGCGTACGGCTCGCCGGACCAGTACCAGTCGGCCTGGAAGGCTTCCTTGGCATTGGCGAACAGGACGCGCTGCTCGCGGCGCGTGGGCAAGTCGCCGCCGTGCTTCTTGGCCCATTTCTGCGCCTCGGCAAAGGTGGCTTTCTCGATCTCACCGGGGATGACGATCAGGTGATGGTCGGGTGCGCCGTCCTTGCCGAGGATGAGCCCGGCATAGACTTCGCCATTCTTGAGGTTGTCGCGCAGCCATTGCGCCTTGTGGTGCTTGGTGGTCATTGCAGGCTCCTGAAAATGACTAAAGGATTAAATGGGCAATCTGCGGACGGCCCGGGCGCGGCAGTGGTCGTTGACGTAGCTGGTGCCCTGGCCGCCGTTGCCGAAGCCCTGACACCAGGCGTAACGCGCGACGGAGGCGTACGGCTCGCCGGACCAGTACCAGTCGCCCTGGAACTGCGGCTTGCAATTGGCGTACAGCAGCGATTGCTCGGCGCGGGTGGGCAGCTCGCCGTTGATGCTCTGGGCCCACTCGACGGCGGCCTGCCATTTGGCGTCATCGTGGTCGCCGGGCAGCAGCACCAGGTGATGGCTGGGCGTGCCGTCGGCATTGAGGATCAGGCCGGCGTAGTGCTCGCCGTCGGCAAGCTCGATCTGTGCGGCGGGGAGGGTGATGGTGCGGTCGGGCATGGTGTTCTCCATGTGGTGGTGGGTGGGTCAGAAGGGATTCCAGATGCGTTCGGAGCCGACCATGAAATGGCCGAGGCGCTTGGATTGCTGAGGCTGCAACTCGATTACGCCTTCGTCGGTGCTAATGATCAGTACGCCGGTGTCGTCGAGGGTGATGCCGAAGTCGTCACCCGCCGGCGCCTTTTGCGCCGCAGGCTCTTTTTTCAGCGCGGCGCCCGCGTCGGGCTTCGGCGTTGCCGGGGCAGCAACGACCGGCTCGGCCTGCGGAGGTGACAGGTCGCCGGCTGCCGGTGTTGCACTGCCCACCGCCGGCTGGGGCTGTTTGGTGAGGGTTGGCGTCTCGATCTGCGCCAGCGAGGGGCGGGGCGTCGAGAGGGGTGCGGTTGCGCCAGGCGGCGTGCGGGAACGCAGGGCCACGTCGTTGCGTTTGGTGTTCAGCGGCTTGAATTCCGGCGGCGGCGTGCCGCTGCCTTTACGGTATTCGTTCTGCGCCGGGCTACCTGGGATGGTGATCTTGCACAGGCACAGTCGGCCGCTGGCGACGTACGGGGCGAGCATGCCATGCACACTGCCGCGCGGGATGCCGGCGCGGTCGGCCAGTTCAGCAGTGCGGATGCCGCGTGGCAGGAAGTTGGCATCCGTGCCCAGGCCTTCCACAATCTGAAGCAGCCGCTCGGTCTTGGTGGTGTGGCGCACCTGGCCAGCGCCGGCGGGTGGGGTGTTGGAGAGGCGCATCACCTGGGCACCTCTGCCACGGCCGAGCTGACCAGCTTGCGAACCAGCATCGGTGTGTTCCGGGTATACACGTGGCAGCGGACGATGCCGCGGTCACGCACGGCAATGGCGCTTTGCCTATCTGCCAGCGGAATGCACTTGTCGTCGATGGTGCGCAAAAAGACGGCGCGGGCGGCGCCGTCGCGGTCAAGGTGCCGCTGCAGCACAATCACCAGCGCAATCAAGAGAATGCAGGCGGCCAGCGTGAGCAGGTAGACGCGGCGCCAGGTGGCTTCGTGTGGCGATTTCATGCCGCCGCCCGTTCGTCGGTGCAGACGTGTCCACGGTCGGGCGCGGTGATCTTCACGCGCAACGGTATCGCGCGCCAGCCAGGCGGGATGATGGGCGACACCTTGACGTCGTAGCCGTCGCTGATCAGGTGCATGCCGGCGGCCTGGGCAACCTGATAGGCCTCGAGCAGGGTGAGGCCGGGGGTGAGGTGGATCTGCGCGGCGGACATCAGGCGGCATCCGGTTCGCGGTAGAGCGCGATCGGGATGATCGTCGGCTCGGGGTGCAGCTTGGGAATCAGCACCTGTTCGACGCGAGTGGCGGTGGCCTGCAGCGAGGCAGCCAGTGCGCGCATCTGGGTCGGCGTCATGCTGACCCATGTCGTCCATCGGACGGTCGCGTTAGGGTCGCGCGTCTCGATCTCCATGCGCACGACCAGTCGGCGCTGATGGTCGGCTTCACTGATGACGCTCAGCAGGCTGACGTCGGGCAAGCCGCGAATTTGCTCGCGCTTGTAGGTCTCGTCCCAGATGTCGGTGGGGGTAATGTCCATGGCGGGCTCCTAGTGGAAGTTGGCGAGTTTGGCGACCCACTTGCGCAGGCCTTGCGGGCTGGAGCGCTTGCCCAGCCGCGTGTCGTGGCCATCGGGCAGCACGCGATAGACGACGTAATCGGTTTTGTCCGGCGCGGTCTTGCAGTCGATGACCTTGAGGCCGTGGTCCTTGGCGATCTGGCGCGCTTCCACCAGCTGCTGGGCGGCGCTGTGGCGGGTCATTGCGACACCCATGCGCCAAGGACCAGCAACACCACCACCACCACGGTCGAGATCGCCGCGGCCATAGGGTTGCCGGTGTCTACGGGGAAGTACGGGTAGCGCTCGGCCTGCTCGTCGGCGTTGTCAGGTGATCCGGTGTTGTCCAACATGGCTGCCTCCCTTGGTGAATTGGGAGGCAATTTAGCGAACTAAATAAACAGTGTCAAGAAAAATTTAGCAGGATGAATCATTGGGCGATATTCGGCGCACCGATAGACAGCAGTCAGGTCGGAATCTGTGGTGTTGAAAAGCCGGGAAGCCGTCAGCCAGGTGCGCCGGGGCGCGTATTTATGGAGCTCGGTTCTTAATCGCTCCAGCTGGTGACGCGGAATTCATTCTCGATGAAGTTGAGGTGCAGGCGGATCGTTTTTGCCTCGCGCTCATAGACAATCTGATAGCTGGTGCCGTTTGGCCGGGCATATTGATGGCTTCGGGTGTGGCGCCCCAGTGCGGCGAACATGCCACAGAAACTCAAGCCGATAGCTGGCGATCGGGTCCTGATGGCCTCAAGCTCGAAGGTCTTCAGATGGTTTTGCTTGACGGCACGGTCGATGAGGGCTCGGCTGTAGTCCGTTGGTGGTTTTGTCTTGGTTTCCCGAATCGACTTTCCCAGTGCGAGGCAGAATTCCGGTTCTTTCATCGCTGCCACTTTCTTCTCGGCTGCGACTTTACCGGTGTCGGTGGGGGCCTTGGCGGGCGCGGCGGCATTGACGGCGGGGGCCAGCAATGCACACAGAAGAAGCGGCAATACTTTCATCGCCGCATTAGCGCCTATTGATTCCTACTTTTCATATCGCTGATGATGGTTTCGATCATCTTGTGGTAGCTGGCCGCCTTCTCGCCGGCCATCAGCGGTTCGGCCTTGGTGATCTGGTAGGAGATGAAGTCCAGGGTCTGCTGGCGAGGGTCGCGCGGCAAGCTATCGACGATTTGAGCCATCTGCATCGATGTCTTTCTGACGCGCTCCGGCGATCCTTCACCTAGAACAAGCCACTCGACATCGACCTCAAGAAACCGCGCGGCCTTGATCACCATCTCGGCATCGAAGCGCTGCGTCTGGCCGGTTTTCCATTGGGTGATGACGCCCGTACTGGCGCCCATGGCCTCGGCCAGTGCCACCTGGTTATGCGGACTCTTGTCGACCGCCCAACGGAACCGCGCCGCGAAGGTAGAAAAATCGATGTTTTCTTGCATGTGAGTAAGCTAAATCTTTTTGCGTTTAGCTGGTTGAATCTTGCAATTGAGTGTGCTAAATTCTCCGGCATGGACATCGAAGCCAATGCGGTAATCGACAAGTTGGGCGGCACCGGCGCTACGGCGGAGCTGTGCAAAACCACGCCCGGAGCCGTGTCCCAGTGGCGGCGCAGTGGGATTCCAGGGCCGCGCCTGATGTATTTGAAGCTGGCCAGGCCGGACGTCTTTGAAACAGTCGGCGCCAGCGACACGGCGCCCGAACAAACCAAGGAGGCGGCATAAGGTGGCCGAATACGTCAATGCCCAGTTGGCGGCATGGGCTGCTTGGTCGCAAGCCCGCGCCGCAGGGCCACAAGGTTGGCGCGGGCGCCGGGCGTCGGGATCGGCGAGGTGCTCAGGATGTTGTCGAGGCCGCCGATGACCTTTGCCGTTACGTCCCGGGATTGCTGCTGCAGGGCATCGAGCAGCAGCGCCAACGCGACTTCCTGCGCGATGACCTTGTCGGCGACAAAGTCGAGTTGTTTGTCTTTCATGGCCAGTCCTTTCGGGTGGGGTCGTTCCGGGAAGCTCGATTCTATCTGGGCCGGACTGGCCGCCTTTTTGCAGGTGTTTCACGTTGTCTCCCTCCGCCCGGTTCGCCGGGCTTGAAGCTGTCGCTGTGATTTCCATGGCGACAGCTTATTTTTTTGAGTGGAGATCGGGTTTACAAGGCTGTACAAGAATTTTGTAAGGGGGGCGAAATGCAAGGTGAAATGCCGTTTTACGAAAACCCGGAAGATGCGCTCAAGGCCGCCGTCACCGCACTCGGTGGCGCCAAGGCTGTCGGTATCATGCTGTTCCCGGCTAAGTCGATGGAGGATGCGCGTACCCTGGTGCTGAACTGCATCAACCATGAGCGCAAGGAAAAGTTCGATTACAGCCAGGTGATCTGGATATTTCGCGAGGCCAAGCGTAAGGGGCACACCTCCGGCTTTGAGTGGTGGTCTCATCAGTGCGAGTTCGAGGCGCGGCCTGTCACGCGCGATGAGCAGAAGGATCGCCTGATGACGGTGGTCGAGCAGTCGACCAGGACGCTGGAAGCCGCCCTGGCAACGTTGAAAACGCTGGCTTAGCTCGTGACGTTGAAACAACTCCTGTCGCGGCGGTAGCCGATGACCGATCCTATTGCCTTGCCGTGGGCTGACCTGGCCGCCTACCGTGCCGAGCACGTGCGCCGGAATCCGATTCCGGATGTCGGCCTAGTGGTCAACGGGCTGGCCGAGCGCAAGCAGTGGTTGGTCTGGCGTTATGAGCCTGGTGAGACGCCCGAAAAGAAGCCGCGCAAGATGCCCTATTACGCCCGAGGTGCGCGCCGGTTCGGCGATCAGGGGTCAGACAGGGACCGTGCCGGGCTGGTGACGTACGCGGTTGCCGCCGCGGCTGCAGGGAAGGGGGATTTCGACGGCGTCGGCTTCGCTTTTCTGCCCGGCGATGGGTTGATCGGCATCGATCTCGACGGGATGATCGATCCGGAGACGGGCGAGATCTCGGCGCGCTGCGGCGAGATCATCAAGGCGTGCGACAGTTATACCGAGTTGTCGCCCAGCGGCCAGGGCGTGCATGTCATTTGCAGCGGCGATACCGAGACCTTCAAGAGCAACAAGGTCGGCATCGAGGTGTTCGCCGGCCGGCAATATTTCACCTTCACGGCGAAGCCGTGGCCCGGTACGCCGTCCGAGATCCGTGCATTGAGCGAGACGGCCCTGCGCCGCTTGCGCGCGACGGTAAAGGGCAGCAAGACCGCTGCCGCCGTGCCTGGGGCGCCGGTGCCGTCCGCGCCTACCGCGCCGCCGGCAGCGCAGGGCGGGCGCCAGCGCAGCCTGGCTGAAAGCGTGGCGCTGGCGGAAGAGGCGCTGCAGCACCTTGACCCGGATGAGTATCAGCAGTGGATTGACGTCGGGCTGGCCTGCAAGGCCGGCTTGGGCACCGCCGGCTATTACGTGTGGGATGCCTGGTCGGCGAAGAGCGGCAAATACGCGGGCGACGAGGATACGCGCAAGCGCTGGGCCGGCTTCAAGCCGACGCAGCTGACCCTGGGCACGGTGTTCGGTTTGGCTGAGGCAGCCGGCTGGGTGTCGCCCTGGGCGAAGGCGCGGGCGAAGAAGCCCAAGCGCTCGCCTTCGGCTGTTCCAGCGCCTTCCCCCTCGCCTGCACCGCCGGACTCAACCCCTGCTGCTGATGCGGGCGGAATGGCTCCACCCCCCTTTCAAGCTCCCGCGAGGGGAAGTGATGAGCCTCCGCCGGATCGGGGCTGGGAGCTACAGCTGCTGCGCAAGAAGGGCGAAATCTCCACTTGCCTGGCCAATGCGGAGCTGATTTTGTCGCACATGCCAAGCTGGCGGGGTGTGATCGGTTATGACGAGTTTGCCGAGAAGACGGTGCACCGCGCCAAGGCGCCCTGCAGCCGTGATGGCGAAGCGGTTGGCGATTGGTCGGACCACCTGGACATGATGGCGGCGATCTGGATGCAGCGTGCCTGGAACGTCGAATTTTCGCCGACGACGGTGGGGCAGGCGGTGGAGGTGCTGGCGCGCCAGCATCGCTTCCACCCGGTGCGCGAAGCCTTGAAGGCATTGCGGCCCTGGGACGGCGTTCGCCGCAACAGCGAATGGCTGTCGGAACGCCTGGGTGTGAAGCGCACCGAATACACGGCGCTGGTCGGGCAGTTCTTCTTGCGCGGAATGATCAAGCGCGTGATGGAGCCTGGCTGCAAGTTTGACTACTGCTTGGTGCTTGAGGGCGACCAGGGCAAGGGTAAATCGACGGTGGCACGCATCCTCGCGTGGCATTGGTTCTGCGATACCGATCTCGATCTGAACAACAAGGATTCGATGCTATCGCTGCCTGGGCATTGGGTCTATGAGATTGCGGAAATGGGCAGCTTGATGAAGGCGGAGGAGAAGAAGCAGAAGTCGTTTTTGAGCCGGCAGGAAGATGAGTACCGGCCGCCGTATGGCAAGCGCCTGATCAAGGTGCCGCGCCAGAGCGTGTTTATCGGGACGACCAACGAGGAGGAATACCTCAAGGACGCGACCGGTGGGCGACGTTTCTGGCCGGTGCTGTGCGAGGGTGATTTTGACCTGGTAGGCCTTCGCGACAACATTGAACAGATGCTGGCGGAGGCGCTGGCCGATTACTACGCCGGCGAGCGGTGTTGGCCATCACGCGAGGAAGACCCGCTCTTCGTCGCGGAGCAGGCCAAGCGGGGCATGCCGGAGCCGTTTGAGGATCTGCTCTACACGTATGTCAAAGACCGGCTGGCGCCGTTTTCGATGGCCGATGCAGCAGTCGATGGCCTGAAGCTCACCGCGGACAAGCTGACGCCTGCCACCGTGACGCGGATCGGCATCGCGCTGAAGCGGTTGAAATGCACGCGTAATGAGGATCGCAATGCACCTGATCCGGGCCAGCGGCGCATGTACATGAGCCCGTCCGTTGCTAAGCAAGAGGCGCTCCAAGCCAGTCAATCCGTGGGTTATCGAGGGGGCGATGACGATGACCTGCCGCTTTGACCATCGCGCCGTGATTCCCAACCTTCCCAACCTCCGTTTTGAGGTTGGGAGGATTCCAGCATTGATTTTTCAAGGGTTTCCCAACCTTCCCAACCTTCCCAGCCTTTTTTTCGCGCGCGCGCCTACGCGTGTACGAGAAATAAAAAAAACGTTGGGAAGGTTGGGAAGGTTGGGAAGGGGCAGGCAGGACAAGGCTTTCCGGCTCCCAACCTCAAAACGGAGGTTGGGAAGGTTGGGAAGGTTTCCCGGCGAAGAAAGGGGTTCCGTGATGCGCGAAAAAATGCCGCTGTGCGCTGCTTTCGTCGATGAGCTGCGTGAGGTGTTCGGGGTTGGTGAGATGAACCACGTCATGCGCACGGGCCTGCGTCCCGATTGCGATCCGAGATTGCGCGTGCATTTCGTTGAGGCCGGTCACGAGCTGGGCGCGCCGGCGGGTGTGCTAGGCGTCGAGGTGAGGCCGACGTTGTTGCCGCCGCTGTCGGTGCTGATGCCCACGCGGGGCCGCAAGTGAGCGGGCCACCATTTGCGTGGCTGTGGGGCGATCCGGCGGAAACGCTCGACCGGCTGCGGGTCACCCGGGAGCGGATGGAGAAGTCGGACAAGGAATACCGCGAGCGGGAGCGGCGGCGCAAGGCAAGGAAGATCCGGAAGCTGCTCAAGGCGGCGAAAAACAGAGAACTGAAAGGACAGCGATGATCGAGTACATCAATGTGCAGCTGAGCATCTGGGGTAAGTGGGCCGCCCGCCGCAACAGCGAGGGCCTGGGCTATCCGAGCATCAGCCCGATGTTCAACCAGGCGCAGCACGGCGGCAGCTACGGCAGCCAGTTGCCGCCCGGTGTGTGCGATTGCGAGTATGTGCGCGAAACGGATCTGGCAGTGCAGCGCCTGCTTGAGGCAGACCGGGCGCTGTGCGTGCAGTTCTACCAGGTAGGCGGTACGGCAGTGGCGGTTGCCGGCCGTCTTGGCATGGCAAGGCAGCGACTGTATGAGCGCCTCGATGCCATCCATCGGGCCGTGATGGGGCATCTGAACGACATCGCGGCGGGGTGTTGACATGCCCGGACACATTCTGTATAAAACCGCTATTCTGTTTGTTGTTGCGTCCAAGCTCTGCCACTCATCCGAGTCGCGGGGCTTTTTTGTTGTTCATGCCTAGCGCCGCCGCAAGGCCCTGCAGCCACCCCGGCTGCGGCCAGTTGGTGCGCGATGGCTCCGGTCGCTGCGAGAAGCACCCGAGGAAAGCCGCTCCAGGTTCATTTGCCGACCGTGAGCGCGGCAGCCGCCACGAGCGCGGCTATGGCACGGACTGGGACAAGAAGCGCGAGCAGATACTGAAGCGCGATTGTGGCCTGTGCCAAGAGTGCAAGCGGAACGGTATCTTGAAGGCGATAGGCGATAAGCCGTATTCGGCCTACGTGGATCACATCAAGCCGAAGGCCGAATGCCGCGCGCTGGGTTGGACACAAGAACAAATCGACGATGACAGCAATCTGCAGGCCCTCTGCCGGAGCTGTCACACCGCGAAGACGGACCAGGAAAAGAATCTGGGTAGGGGGTAGTAAATCTCTACAACCTTTTGCCGCAGGAC